TCAATGTGGTCTCATATGAGTCTGCAACTGCACCTTCAAATACGATGCTTGCATCAGACAGAGTTAGACCAGAAACGACGGGGGATGTAAGAGTCTTATTAGTTAATGTATCAGTAGTATCAGTTCCTACTAGAGTAGTGGTAGCATCTGGGAATGTTACAGTTCTATCGTCTGTTGCATTTGAACTTGTAAGAGTTACGGTGTATGTATCTGTAAGCTCAATGTCTGTGCCTGGAACAAATAGATTTCCGTCCACAAGTTCTGCTACGGTTACGCTTAAATCTCCAGTCTCTAAATATCCATTTAAAGTATTATTTAAATCTCCTGGAACTACGTTTGCATATGCAGTAATTGAATTCCATGGAGTGGAACCAGTACCTACTTTAAATTTAAGGGTATCTGTTTCAATACCTATTTCTCCCGCCCGCAATGTTGGATTTGATGAAACCCAATTTGCTGCGGTATCCCTACGAAGTTGAATTCTAACTGCCATTTGCTATGCACTCCCTCCATCTATTATATCATTATTAGGTGCTGATGCATAGGATGTACTTGCGGTTCCGCCGTCCATAGAAACAATATAATTTAATTCATCTACATATTGTCCATAGTCTACATGCCTTACTAATCCTTCGCCTGCATAGTGCTGGTGGTCTAACAATTCTTTTGGTCCAGCCACATCATACCAAATTGTTCCATTGTAAGCTTTTATTGTTTGTTCATTTGTATCAAAATATACTGAACCTTGCGTTGGGCTATTTGGAGCTGTATCTAGAGATTGAATTGCTGATGCTGAAGATGAAGCTCCTGTTCCTACTGCCGTCCAAGTTGTGCCATTATAAAATTTTAAAACATTTGCAGTAGTATTGTAATAAATAGCACCAGTTACCCCGCTTGCTGGATCTGAAGCCAGCGAAGGCGGGGCAATCGGTGTTAAATATTTTTTAGCCACTATTAGCCAACCACTACTACCCTGTACTGATTAGATGTCGGAGCTACAGCAAACTTAATAGTCAAATTATTGCTATCAGTATGTTCTACGTCTGCTTCGACTTGTGCGTATGGGGATGCATTCTCATATACATGAACCGACACATCTCTTGTTGCAAGAGCATGAGTTACTGTATAGGAAGTTGCTGATCCGTCACCAACATTGAATGCTAGTTTGCGAGTTCCATATCCATTTGCAGTATCAAATACTAGGGCTCCACCACTAAATGTGAGTCCTGTACCGTTATTAATACCAAGTCCAGAAGCTGTTACTTCTAGACCATCATTTGTGTTTACCTTTACTTCTACTGCTCCGCCAGTATTTGTAAGAGAGGCATTTCCTGAGGTAGGAGTTACATCTACGCTAAATGTACTTCCATTTAGGCTTAGTCCATCTCCTGCTAGGTAAGTACCTGCACCAGAGAACTGAGTAAAACTAATTGGATCTGCACCGATTGTTGCAGGGGATAGAGTTTGTACCCATCCCGTATTTGCGTAGTTAGTACCAACTGATACAAAGACAAAGTCACCAGACTTAACTTCTGTCGGAGTGTCAAAATCTGTTGCACGAACTGCTGCTCCAGAGGCTTGTACAACATAGATACCATTTTGTGACTGTGTTGACTGTCCATTGACAAGAACACGATCACCAGCTACAAGAGTAATACCATCAATTACGTCTCCAGCTTCTAAGTCTGTTGACAAATCAATATTTGTTGCTACATATACTCTAGCTGCAGCATGAACATGTAGACCTTCAGAAACTGCATCTACGTATGCCTTATTTGCAGCGTCTCCACTATTTGTTGGAGCTGCTAGGTTTGTAATCTTTTGACTATTTGCATTAAGGTCTGCAGAAAGAGTTGTTCCTGAACCTAATGTTTTATTTGTTAAAGTTTGTGTTCCATCATTTGTGGTGACAGTTGAATCAATATCAATTGTAAGAGTTCCAGCACCATCATTATATAATTTATCTAAGCCTGTTCCAGCAACAATTAAGTTGGCTGTAACATCTTCTATACGATCAACATTTACTGTTACTGCTCCAGATGTTACTGTAAAGTCTGTTGCGTCAAATGATGCGATACCTTTGTTTGATGATGTTGCATCCTCGGCAGCTACAGTAATAGTATTTGAAGCATGTGTTACATCTACACCTTCTCCTCCAAGAATTGAAATTCCATGTGAGGATGGAGTAAGAGCTCCAGAATCTGTAGTTACTGATTTTACAACTGTATCTTCTAGCTCTACAGCACCATCGGTTACGTTAAAATCATCGGCATTGAAAGATGCGATACCTTTATTTGTGGTGCTAGCATCTTCTCCTGCAACTGTAAGGGTTCCATTGGCATCGTCATATGTTACATCAATGCCCTCGCCCTCTTTTACGAGACCAGTAACTGCATCAGCTACGGTGTCATCGATAAATTCTGCTAAATCTGTAACTTGAGATGTAGCAATTTGAATGTCTTGCTCATTTGCTGCGGTTAATCTACCTTGAGCATCTACTGTAAATGATGCAGTCTTTGCTGCGGTAGTTCCGTAGCTTCCAGCAGTTACTGCTGTGTTATCTAAATCAATTGTTGTATGACCAGTTCCTGCATCATCATAACTTGCTGTTAATCCAGTTCCGCCAATTACGGAAGAACCGATAACGTCTTGAATTACTTCAGTTGAACCAGAAGCTGGCACCCATGCGGTTCCATTGTAGAAATACAAAACATTTGCTGTTGTGTCGAAATAAATTTGACCCGCTACTGGACTCGACGGCGCAGAGCTGAGGTTGTGGATTCTGGCATTCTGAAGTTCATTCTTGTTCAGATTTATGCCAGTTACGAATAATCTTGCCATTTTTTCTCCTTACGACAGGTACGCTGTCCCTGAGAATGGTTGAGCCATTGTCAGTGTTATTTGATTGATACTATTATAATCTATTCCTGTTTCCAATATGTCGCCAGCGCTAGTCTTTACCGTTACATTTGGATAAAAGCCTAAATTATGATTTATTACAAGTGAATATATACCAGATACTGGGCCTGTTACTTGACCAATTTCCCAAGAGTATGAAAATGCATAATCCGCACCCTCTTGAATAAATTTAATAACTGCTGCCCCAGACCAAGATCCATCGGTAAGCTTTGGACCATAGAAATCTGTTGTTGCTGTATTATAATAAAAATCTCCAGTCAAACCTAAATTGTTTGAAGGGACGCCTGAGCCATTTAGGATAGTTCTTCCTCTAGGGCCCTGAGGTCCTGGAGATGCCACTATGACATTATTTCTAGAAGAATTTACCGTAATTAGATTTTCGGTCATACGGTCACCGTCCTTTTAAGATTAATATAGCCACCGAGTAATTTAGTTTTAACTAAATTTGAGTCTGTGACAATAAGGTCATAAATAGATTTTGGATAGAATATTTTCTTAGTTTGAGTTGGAGTCATTCTGACGGTTACTTTTCCTAAAGCCCCGTCAATTGTTATTCCTCCGCTAGGTGATGTTAAAGTAAAGGCAAGCTTTTGACCTGTTGCATCCCGAACCTGCATTTTTGCGGTAGCACCAGTAAGATCGATGATTGCATCATCTGGATCTTTATATTCTACTACGAATGTGAAAGTTGTATCCTGATCCACATCCCAATTTTTTTGTCCTGCCATTTGCTGAAAATCTCCTAAATAGGAAAACTCCTATGCCCATTTTAGCACAGGAGTTATCCTAATCTACTTACTTAAATTATACCTTTTTGGTAAATCCAAATGAACTTTCGTTTGGATTCAATGCCTTCAGAATAACTGGAAGACATGCTGCAATACCACCCTTAATTAAATCTCCTGGGTCGGTGTTGCCAGTCATATATAGAGCAATGGCGGCACCTAAAAAGTGACGACCATAGCTTGCTAACGCTGCTAGAATTTTCTCTTGCATTGTTACCTTTCCGTCTTGATTAAGATCTTCTTTCATAAAGACCTCCTGTATCTGGGCACGGTGCCCAGGAATTTTGGGGGTTAGCCCAATACTAATATTGTAGCACTAAGAGGTAATATCCACAATTTCGCAATTTCCGTCAGAGGTGCATGCGAGTGTTTGTGTGCCACTTGTTCCATCTTCTGTCTCATAGAAAGATAAGTCTTCCCAACGAATAGACGATGGCATTTTTGCTAAAAGTTCAAGATACTCAGTTTCTGTAACTTGCTGATATGGGGCTTGCTTATATGAGTGATCTGAATGCGGTAGGAATGAAATACCAGAAACTTCATCGAAGTGTTTATATACCCATGCTCCAACTTCCATCCATTCATCTTCTTTTACTGAAACAGTAATTGATGGTTTATGTTCGCACCATTCACGCTGATATACGAGCCATGTATTTAAATGATCAATAGCTGTAAGGTCATCTCGTACAATTGCGCCTTCTGGTGCTTTTACTGGAAATGAGAATACATAAGTATCATTAGGTTTCATAAAATCATCTTCCCATGGGATTCCGACTTCTTTTAAGAATGTTGATAGGGGATCTTTTTTATCTCCCCGCACAGTTCTAACATAATACTGAGAATGCCATGGATGCATGCCTGAAGAAACTCCAGTAAGTTGTGAAACAGTTCCAGATGGCTTGACACAAGTGATAGCAGTTGATTCGTTGATTCCAATCTTTGCTGCTTCTTCTTTATTGACATTTCTTGCAAGGTCACGAATCTCAGACAAGAACTTGCCTAATTCTTCTAGCCCTTCTTTTCCAGACATAAAGCTGTGTCCGAATTGACCAGTGATGGATACTCCAAGCAATCTTTCTTCTTCTGTGTTGTCTTTCCAAATTTTACGAAGATACTTAAAGTCCGTAAGTGTTGATTGCCAGGTTCCAAGAATCGTAGCTAATCTAACTTTGTTTTCAATATCGGCTAAAGTATCATCTTCACGAATTACAACTTCGGATAGATTACAGAACTGATAAGGTCTAAGGATAATCTCTGAGCAGGGGTTGGTTCCATAATGAATCTCTGGATCTCTCCGACCCCATCTTGCTGCCTGTTTCTGAGCTGCAGCAACATTGTATATGCCACGCTCACCTGATTTTGAATCATAAAGATTTTTCCATTCCGCAATAAACTGTTCCATTTCTGGTTTACGAGAATACGCTACTGAATTATTTGATAATGCACGTTGTGAGTTTTTCTCCCACCAATTACCAGCTTTTGCTGCCGCCATTTCAATGTCGTTAATGTTTGATAGTGAAATCATTGCAGATCTACGAACTCCACCAACAACTACAACTTCTCCAATCTTGCACATAATATCGTGTGCCTCTATTGGCTTTAATTGACGGCCTGCTGCTGCTTTAAATTTTGCAATCGTAAAGTCAAAAAGATTGATTAATGGCTGAGGACCTGATGATCGGCCTCCCATTGTTTTAAGACGTGCTCCTGCTGGTCGCAACTTTGAAACATCGATTGTAGGAATCTGTCCTGCCCACAACATTGCTAGCAGTTCACGATATGATTTTGCCCATCCATTCTTAGAATCTTCGACAACTATTGTGGTTGTAGACTTTTCAAATGATTCTGGGACGGCAGGAAGTTTATTAACATACTTATATTCAACTGAGAAACCAACACCAGTTCCACACATTAATATATACATAGTTTCATCAAATGAACGAGGTGAATCAACTGGAACAAATGAGCAGTTATATCCTGCAACATGATCTCTGTCAAGAGCAGGTCCTGCAGTCATTACTGCTCTCATTGAAGGCATTACATTTCTATCATATACAAATTCTTTTAATTCATCTACAAGTTTTTTATTAGGGGTATAGTTAAAGTTATTCTTTAGATATTCCAGCATAAAGTTAAAATAACGATCTACTGTTTCTCCCCATGTCTCTCTTCTGTTTTCATCTGATATCCATCTTGCATATCTGGATAATGCAATAAAATTTTCATATGGGTTTTCAATAACTCTTGACATATAACACCTTTTCTCCGCCCTGCGGTTAATTTAAAAATTGATAGAGTCTTATTCTAGCAAACTTTATTTATAGAGGGAAGGGGTTAAGAGAACTTTTTAAAAATATGATCAAATGCATTATTAGTCAACCGATTCCAATTATACTCTTCATGAATCTTAGTTGACTGAGCATAGTAATAACCAGCATATGCATTAAAGTTTATAGAAACATCTCTCATAAGTTCAAGTAGATGTTGATAGTTTGGTAGATAAACTTTTCCTTCATGTGGAAAAGGCCAAGGAGAATCTATTACTTCCGACTTCAAACTTAATGGACCAATATATTTTTTATAATGTGCCCATTCGCTAACACAAATTGTTGGCATTCCAGTTGCTAATGCTTGTAATGGAATAAATCCAAATCCTTCTCCATAGCTGGGGTAGACAAGAACATCGTGATCATGATACAATTGAATTAATTCTTCTGTTGTCATATCTTTATCTACTATATATATATTATTATATAATGCATTAGGTAAACCTAATATATTCTTATCTATATAATTATTATATATTCTAGTAGTATTATGTTTATAAGCTTTAATTGTTAATGAGTAATTATTATTATTACCATAAAGATTAACGAAAGCATCTACTACCATTTGTCCAGCTTTACGTGGAGCAGGTTCGCCAACATGTAAAAACTTTATAACGCCATCATCACGACGGCGGCGGGGGAACCAAGAAGATTCAATCCCATGTGGATAAACACGAACATCTTTGTATCCATTGTCTTCAAAAACATTGGCACACCAATCAGATGTTGTCCAAATTTCATCAACAAGACTTAGTGTTTTACGCCATGTTTCTGGTATCACAGTTGATTCCCATGGAGTATAACTAATCTGATATTGATTTCGATGAAGTTTAAAGTAGTTTGGCTGAGAAAAATTTAATTGAACGGGCGCTTTTGAATATTGAAAATTAACTTGATGACCCAGATCTTTTAATGAATTAATTATTTTTAAGCCTGCATGACCGTATCCATTATTAGTTTTCATGTTTACTGTCGGTGTTGAGAATGAAATATCCATATAATTTTCTGGTCAACTAGCTTGACACGATTTGCCAAACAATGCTACTATTATAGTTCGTTATCTCTAAAGGAGGAATACCAATGGAGAATATAAAAGAAAAGCTGAGCGATGTTGCTCATAGCTGGTCCGTTATAGGAATGATAACATTGTTTCTATTCGGAGTCCAGCCTGAAACAATGACGCCAGCACAAGCTTTATCTTCTGAAGTGCAAGTACAGCATTTAACTGTTACGCCTAAAGAAGAAAAGCTACAAGCAAAACAACTGAAGAAAGAAACGCTGGAAAAATTCAGCAACACTGTGTACAAACCTTCAGATATGCTTACAGACAAAGAGTTGCTGCAACTTCTCAAGTCTATAGGATTTGAAGGACAAGCCCTTAAAATGGCTTGGGGTATTGCCAAAGCGGAGTCCAATGGACGCCCTATGGCTTACAACGGAAACAGGAATACTGGAGACAGTTCCTACGGAATTTTTCAGATCAATATGCTAGGTAACCTTGGTGATGATCGCAAAGAGAAATTCGACCTGAGATCAAACGTATTATTGTTCGATCCAGTAATTAACGCAGAGATAACGTATTATATGACTAGAGGCGGAGTAGATTGGTCATCCTGGCCAAATTCTATTAGTAAAGCTAAGAAGTTGATAAATCAATTTCCAAAGTAGTTAGGAGATAAATTGAGGATACAGATTGTGTCCAAATATTTAACCCTTGCAGAAGAGGGCCTTGTTGCAAAAATGGATTGTCCATTATGCCAAGGCCTTCTAATGCCTAATCAAGATAATAATGATAAAATTTACCTATACTGCCTTTCTTGTGAATACAGGAATGAAATAGGATTGGATCAATATGACAGAATGGAAAAAGCCATCTCAGGAAAGTGAGAGCGGCGAGATAGAAGAAATAGACAATATGGGTCGAGAGAAATTTTGGGAAGATATAGGTAGGCCATGAGCGAAGAAGAAACAAAACAAGACTTATCCGAAAATTTGGATATGGTCAACTATATTATGCTTCATAGAATATATGACGTCATGACTATTATTGCCAGTAAATTAGTAGGGGCGGAAGAAGTAGATAAGATGATTAAATATCATAATGAGGGATATTTATTAGGCCCCGCCCCATCTTATACCCCACAAGAAGAAAATGAATAAATTATATATCGATCAAATTACTCGGTATATGAATAATGCTAAATTAAAATATCAAAATTATTATGATGACACGGCTATGGCAACTGGAGCCCTGGAGTGGATTACAGCATACCTGGAAAAATTGCTAGGAAATTGCCAGAACGTCTCAGAGGGCAAATGTGATACTTGGTGGCGGCATGAAGATTGCAATTCTCTAATGGCCATTCTAGCCGATTTAACAGGGGATGAGAAATATACAATAAAACCCATGAAAGCTAATTCCTGGGATTAAAAAGTAGTTGACTTAAAAAATATAATATGTGACAATTAGATCTGTATGGGTCGTAGCATCCCACATGTTCCCCATACTTACGCTTCGGCGTAGCAAAGCCCAATTGGATCCGCCTCCGATTGGGTTTTGTCCTTTATATAGTGCATTGCGTCGAAATTGCAAAAAATTGAAAGTGCGGCGGAAGAAGAGAACCATTACCCATTTAACGGTATAATATCTATATGATCAGAACTAAAAATCTTTCATTAGACAATACTGCCAAAGAATTAACATTTTCTGATGAAGTAGATTCTCATTACAGCATAATAATAACTAATACCAGTTCGAACAAACATGCTCTGGTAGGAGATATCAATGTGTCTACGACACACTATGGTCTCCGAGTTGAGCATGATGGTCCACCAGTAATACTGGAGAATATGTCTTTTAAAGATAGACTATATGGAATATCTGAAGATCCTAATACGGCAACTAGTGTTGCTATTATGGTTATAGAGAGGAATTAGTTTTTTTAATTCCCGCCCCAAAATATGCTGGATCACTAGGATTCGAACCTAGGACCTAGAAGTTAACAGCTTCCCGCTCTGCCTGCTGAGCTATGATCCAATATTACAGTCGACTAAGATATTTTCTTCTGTTTTCTAAAATGTGTTCTCTCTCTATGACAATTTGAGCAAACTATTTCGCATTTAGCTATTTCTTCATCTATCTTTTTTCTGCTGAGAGTTGGAACTAATTCCATTACGTTCTTATGCTTCCGCCCCCGAACATGATCAAAATCCATAACGTAGTATGGATAATAAGATCCACAATCGGAACAGGGAGAAGATTCCTTTAGGTTTCGCAGATACTTATAAAGTTCCGCTTTCCTTTTAGCAATTGAAACCTTCTCGGATTTCATATGCCATTATTCTATCATGTGTTGTTTCACATGAAACATCAGTTGACTATTTTTTTACTCCATTATAAATAGGAACTGAGTCCATTAATCTGACCTTGCGGGTTGTGACATATCCGCCTTTATCGTCTAATTGCATTCTGGCGGATTCTTCATTTTCCGCCAAAATTTGAACGATCATTTCGACCTTATAGCTAAAGCAAACTGTATCTTCAATTTTATCCATAAGGTTAAGTATAGCATTTATTATTCTAGTTGACTATAAATTAGGATTTCTAAAATGTTAATATATTTTTAATTTGTATGATGCAGGGTATTTAGATGTCCGATTTGTCCAAATAGAGCGACCATATGTGATATGTTTCACATGAAACTTGTGTGATTCACATCACCAATGTCCGATTTGCTCACATTTGTCTGGTTGAATATGTCAGTGGGGGGGTGTAGTATTTAATTATTAGATAAACGAAAGGAGTCAATAAAATGACTACACTAAAATATGAATATACTGTAAAGAATTTTACCTGTGATGAGTGTGGAGAATTCTCCGATGAATTATCCAATATCACTACTGATATATCAGATACCACTATTACCGCCCTATGCTGTGATACTGAGTATTGGGTCTATGACCTAAATCAGCTAGGTTATCAGGTTGAGGAGGTTATCCGCTAATGATAGACTCACTAACTAGAATTGACTGTAATGAGTGTAATGGTCAGGGTCTTATATTCTGGGGCAATGACTCAGACTACGATGTTGAACCTTGCGAGTGTGTGGCGTAAATCACACCAGACACGCCCTAGATAGGCTTGAAAATGTCAGACCTATCTGATAGCCTTACGGCATAACAATTAAATAAGAGAGTATGAGCCTAGCAAATAAACCGAAAGGGTGAGCCTAGCAAATAAGACTCTCACTAACGAAAGGAAATAAATAAATGAAAATCACTTACTCAATATGGCAGGGTAGCCTAATCAAGGGCTCACGATTCACCGCCTCAAATATGAAAGAAATCGCTAAGGTTATAGATGACCTAAACTCAACAGGTGCTAAACCTAAGTTTGAGTATTTCATCTCTCAAGTAGAACAGGATAACAAGTAATGACTTACGCTATGACTTGGGAGCGAGATTATCGCTCCTACAAATACGAAACTATTCAAGATAATTATCTTGATGATGACTTAGATGATGAACCGACAGACTTTACCGAAGTTGCCTTATCAGAGATTTCTCTTGATGAATTAGACGATGACGAATTAACAGAATTGGGTTTAATATAAATGGATACATATAACAGAATACTAAAGGCTCAACAGGAGCGTAGAGAATTACAGGCTCTAAAGGATAAGCAAGTAGTAGAGGCTATGTTTGCTAATCATATGCGCCCTCTAAATAATAAGCACTTACTAAAGGAAATAGAGAGATGATAAATCTTATTCATACCGCCGCCCTATTATCTTTGTGTATAGGGCTAGGCTGGGCGTTTGTGATGTTTATCACACGCTAAATCGGCGTGTCAGCTTGACAAGATCGGCGGGCCCCCGCACAGTTGTGCGGGCGATTTATCCCTTATGAGCATTATGTCCGATTCCCCGAAATCCTGCGACACGCCGAGAATTTTGTGAATTTTCTCACACGACTGAGCGTCTCATATTTTGGAATTACTCGCTAGTAAGTAGAGAAATGTCGGTGGGCTTTGGTAAAATATCAGCATAAAGAAAGGAAAACTAAATGAAAACTTATTCAATAGTAGATTTGCTAGTTGACCAATACTACGCCCCTACTTCTCTCCGCCGTAGATTTAATGGTGGAATTATCAATTACGCAGAAAAGCGTGAAAATGTTTATTTATCCGAAGGCTACGAGGCTTTCGCTATTCGCTACCGCCCAACAGGGTCAATTCAAGACCAATGGGCAACAGTAGCCGTAAAAGTCGCCGACTAAATGTCGGTGGCTTCCACTATAATCAGATTTATCAAAACGAAAGGAAAACTAAAATGGATCTAAAAGAATTTAGAGATTTTATTATTGCCCAGCGCTTGGCAGAAAATAAAGAAAAGCGCAACGCTAATCTCACCGCAATTTTGTCGGTGGCTAATGCTACAATTACCGAAACAACAGGAAAGGAAAACTAAATGAGTAAAATGAAACGACTACTAGAGGAAATTTCTAATTGCGATACTTGCTTTGGAAATGGCTATCTATACTACGGAGATGAGGAAACTTTTGATGTTGAGCCTTGTCTATGTAATCCAGAAAGTCTTGAACACCAACTATTCGGAAAAGAGGCTGACTAATGTATAAACTATTTACTTACTATGACGGAAAATTAGAATTCACCGCTAATTTCTCAGACGCTCTTGAAGCGTTTGAGGCTTTCGCAAGATGTAAAGATGTAGGTTTTGCTATTGAAAACGCAACTTATAATCTAGAAATGCCAACAGGCAAAATGTATACAAAAAACTTTGACAGAATAGGTTTGGTATCTCACCGATGATGACTAGAAAAGACTATGTCGCTACCGCAGAAATTCTAAACTATGTTAGCGATAAAACCCACCCCGCTATTTTTTCTAAAATGGTAAATGATTTCGCAGAAATGTTTGCGAAAGATAATCCTAAATTTGATGTAAAAAGATTTCACGAAGCGAGCAATTATCGTGTTCCAAAATTTACAGCGAATTAAAAAAGTTTTGGATTTGCGCCGTAGTAATGCGGCGCAACCAATGCGAAATAAAAAAATTTATTCACGAAAGCGAAAGCATAAAAATAAATTTGACAATTAGTTGAAATGGCCCGCAAATATGTGTGGGGGCCTGATGTGATTTACGACACACACGGCGTGTCCCCGAAATTTTGTCAGTGTAATCTGTTATACTAGCGGCATAACGAAAGGAAAACTAATGATAAAAGTTGCTTGTTTATATTATGAGATTTGTGGCACTGCTACCTATTTTGTTGATGAGGCGGAATATGAGGTCTATGGCGATGA